AGTGGAAGCCGCTAACGGCAGTAGTGTTTTGGTTTTCTACCAGTACAAACACGACGTGCAGCGTATCACGGCGAGGCTGAAAGGCTATAAAGTGCGTACCTATCAGGGCGAAAAAGACCTAATAGACTGGAACGCGGGCGAAATAGACGTACTACTGGCACACCCAGCCAGCACAGCGTACGGCCTCAATATGCAGCAGGGCGGCCACTATATAGTCTGGTTTGGTACTGGCTGGAATCTGGAGCTGTACCAGCAGGCCAATGCCAGGCTGCATAGGCAGGGCCAGAGGTACCCAGTAACGGTATATCGTCTGTTATGTAGGGGGACAGTAGACGAGAGGGCAGCAGCTGCACTGGATAACAAAAAAGGCGTGCAGCAGGGATTATTAGATAGTTTAAACTACTTAATACGTAAACACAGTGGGCAGTAGAAAAAGGGTTAATATATCGGTAGATCCACAGACCTACGATAGAATACAGCGGTTAAAACAGACGTACGGATTTAGAAACGCGTGCGAGCTGGTAGTAGCTTTCGTGCATATTCTGTTAGATCGTATGGAAGTAGCAGGCCAGCGCAAATATGATCTGCCAGAGGACGACGGTGACTATATAGATGCGATGTTTGACGATTTGGGGCACGTTGAGAGAACACCCGACGGAACAGTACCAGTAAGACGACACGCTAGAAAATTAATGCAATATGGCAAAAGACAAAGAATATAACAAGCTAATCCATACTGGCAGATGGTTGAGGCTGCGACGCAATATACTGACCGCACACCCGCTTTGTGAGCGTTGCCAGGAGCAGGGAATAATAATACCGGCTACAGAAGTGCACCATGTTAGGCCAGTGGAGGAAGCGGTAGGCAAGGCAGAGAGACGGCAGCGTATGTACGATCCGCACAACTTGTGTGCCCTATGCCACGACTGTCACGTGAAGGTGCATACAGAGATGGGCAGGAGTGGCAAGGAAGCAACGAAGAAGCGTAACGCCGAACATGTGCGGGAGATAACAAATAAATTTTTCGGTGATAAGGAAGTATAGCATGAAAAGAAAAGGTGGATACGTTTATGGCTCAATCTATGAGCGCAAGAGAAAGGACAGGGATAGTATTTCTTATGTTGCTGAAATACATTTCCAAGGGCAGACAATGCGCAGATGTCTAAAAAACAGAAAAGCGTTATCCGCATGGACGGAGAATGTTTGTGAGCAGCTTAATAGTTTGTTAGACGAATATAACGATAAGTTAGCATTTGAAGTTATGAATATCAAAAACAAGTTGTATGCTAATATGATAGAGAGGGCAAAGCCTATTATGGATAGCGCGAAACAGTATGATTTAAGAAACAAAGTTTGCGCTAATCAAATAGGGCTTTTGCCTGTGGATGACTTTCAGACATACTTAGTTAAGGACTATAATAACGGGCTTATAAAAATTGGCAAATCAAAAGACATACATACACGCTTACAAGTATTGGGCAATAAGGACAAACAGCTAATAGCCTACGTCCGTAAAGACATTGAAACAATCTTGCATAGGGAGTACAAGGGCAAACGAATTAAGGGTGAATGGTTTAACCTTTCTGACATAGAGGTTAATAAAATAATTTCTACCTATGGCTTTGAAAGGCCGGGGGTACTTTTTATTTAAAGGGTGGTTTCGATTAAACCTCGCCCTAAACCTTGCGAGCTGATTTCTAATTTTTTGGAAACGCGGAACTTTAGGCACTGAACTGCATAAGTATGTGTTTTGCCCAAAAACTTCGCAAAATACTGAGAAAATTCACGAAATATAACGAAATATGGTAAAGACAGTAAACAAGTACGTCAAGGAGATAACCAAGACGCTGAAAGCAAATAAGGTGTACAGCAGAGGGCTGGATATGCAGATACTTTCACTGGCCTCAGCTATGCGTAATTTAGATATGTCCAACGATCAGATAGACAAGCTGACTGAGGTAACGGTTTGGGAAACTACGCGCTACGGCAAAAAAATAGCGCCGCATCCTGCCTTCAAAGTAGCGAAAGAGGCGCAGGAACTGGTGACACGGCAAATGAAAGTGTTAGGTTTGACGGTTGAGGGGCTGGCCGGAAATACGGAGGACGACCCACTGGTAGAACTTACCAAAAAACTGGCGAAAAAACGAAAGCAGTCTATTATCATTGACCCCCGCAATGACTGAAGAAGAGAGGGACAAACTACAGCAGGCGAAAGCGGACGTTACCGACCTGCTGGCGCGCACGGATATAAGCCGTTACCGGTTAGCCGAAGTGGATAGCCGGTTAGATGCATATGTACGTGAGGTGGCAGGGAACCCGGACGGGCATAACCTCTACGAGCAGCTGGCCGTAGCACAGTTTTTCAAGCTGTGCGACAAATACGGCATCAACGTAACCGAGGTTTGGCAATTCGCTGATCTTTACGAGAGCCTATATTTTCCCGGCAAGACTGGCCAGCAGCGGTATAAGCTAACGCCCGTGCAGTATTTTCAGTTTGCCAGTATCTTTGCGTTTTGGCAGGGTGACAAACGGGTAGTACGCGAAGTGGTGCTATATGTGCCGCGCAAGTTTTCTAAGACCACCAGCACCGCGCCATTGGCCATATACGATTTGCTTTACGGCGATGCGAACGCGGAGAGCTACACGGGTGCTAACAGCAGCGACCAAGCCAAGAAATGTTTTGATGTGATACGTAACTGCGTACGCAAGTTAGACCCCCAGGAACGCCGCTACGCTATCAACGAGCAGACGATTAAGAGCAAGCGCAAAGACCGCACAGCATTTGCGCAGTGTTTGACGTCCAACGCCCGAACCAAAGACGGCCTGAATGCCAGCACGGTTATTATGGACGAATTTAGCCAAGCTCGCAGTAGCGAACTGTTGACGGTACTAACTACGTCTATGGGGGCGCGTGAAAACCCACTGACGGTTATTATTACCACTGCGTCCGATGTGTTCGACGGTCCGTTTTACGAAATGTTGCAGGGCTACAAATCCGTGCTGCTGGGAGAGTACGAAGACGATAGCGTTTTTGCGCATATCTTCGAGCCTGACCTGGACGACCCGGAGGATAGTGAAGATACCTGGCGCAAGGTGCATCCGCATATCGGTGTTACTGTCAGCATGAATTATTACCGGCAAGAGTACCGGAAGGCGCTGCGTAATGGCGCAGAAGCTATGCTTGCCTTTCGGACCAAGCTGTTGAACCTCTATTCGGAGAATCAGGCCAAGAGCTGGATCAGCAGCACCCTGACACGCTCTATTTCCCAGCCTATGCCGCTGGATGCAATAAAGGATAGACCGGACGCTATGATAGCTATAGACCTATCCGAAAGCGACGATTTTAGCGCGATTACCATGGGCCTGTACGACAGAGGTAAAAAGTCTTTCCGCTTCCATACTGCCTACTTTTTCCCGGAGGGAGCACTTAAAGGGCACCCAAACGAAAATATGTACCGGGTATGGGTGGAAAAAGGATATTTGATTCTGACTCCCGGAGATGTAATCGATTACCGTGTTATCGTTGAGTACATATTGTCGCTTAATAAGATTGTACGCATACTTGGAATTGGATATGATCCTTGGAGGAGCCAGGAGGTCATAAATATGTTGGCCGCATCAGGTGCAGAAAATGTGCTGCAGAGCGTTAGACAGACACACGGATACTTTACGGCTCCGGTGGAGAGTTTCGAGCATGGCGTGAAAACAGGGCATATATTTTTGAATGACAATCCTATCAACGCCTATTGTTTTGGTAATGCAGTTCTTAGCGAAGACAAACTGGGGAACACTAAGCCCGTCAAGCGTAAGGCCAATCAGAAGATAGACGGTGTGATCACTATCCTGATGTGTATGCGCCTATTCATAGATTACGAAAGATGAACATAAGATTTTGGGAAAAGATCTCTCCGCGCCGAAACGTGAAGGAGGGGGCAGAATCGGATGCTTAAAAGCATCAGCCTTGCAAGCTTACATTCATCAGCTCCGCGCCGATATGGCGTATCTGCTCTGTTATTTGCTTTTCCCGTTTTTCAGACAGTCGTTTATTGCCGCTGATGTATTGTGCGAACAAACTTTGTGAGATACCCAAACGCCGGGCAATAGCGGAGGCGTTGAGTTCCGGATGTCTTATGAAGAATCGGTATAAGGAGGTATGCTCTTTCTTGTTGAAAAAGCCCTCAAAACTTAAGTCCTCATCTAATACATCCCAGTGTAATCCGTAAGGCAACACCTCATAGGCGTTGCGCTCCTCTTTCGTGGCTTCTCGCAGACGCGGATAGTCCGCAAAGCGTTCAAAGCCTTGCATCCCATCCTCACGCTCAACCCAAATTTCTGTTTCGGTTGTCCATACTTTTACAATCGCTTTCATAATTACTTGCTTCCATTGAAGAACGTGTTCCAACGCTCGATGATAATCTCCTTGTTCTCCTCAACTATCGATTCTACCAGCTTCAGTTCCGCTGGTTTCATCCCGCGGTTCTCTATTAGTACGACATCGGGCAGCACGTTGAACTTTGCGCTTACTCCTCCTCTCACGGCGTGGACATGAATCGGGGCGTGGTCGTTTGAGTAAAACATGAACTTGAAACCGAATAGGATAAATAGCGTAGGCATCTTCTTTTATTGTTTTCTTATACGGCAAAGATAGGTAATATATTTATTACCCGCAAGGGATTGAATAATTTTTTTCAAAATATTTTTTGGGCTTGAAAATACGTACTGAAAAGGCTTACAGAGAGTTCATTTCGAAGATGGCGAATAGAATTTGAGAAAAGCGGGTACCAGATACCCGCTTTTGTGCGTAAGGTAGAGGACTTATTTTTTAATATGGGGATTATACGCAGTTTTTTAGGCATATTCAAGCGTAGCGCGGACAATATCGCGCCAGCTT